CCTCCTAAAACATTTTCAACGCCGCCGAGCTTATCTTCATCATCATCTTCCTCTAAACCGAAAACAGCTTTTGACTTTACCGCCTCGCCGGCAGGAGGTAGCACAGGAATTTCTTCTGGTATAACTCCTTCACCTTCTACCCCCCTAACAATGTCTAAATTCCATTTGTTAGTTCCGGAACCCCAGATTTTTTCTAGCTCAGATAAAGAACGGTCGTCCTGTTCCGACCAAAGAGTAGCAAAAACGCTATTTACTCGTTCTTTTTTCTGCTCCTCGGTGAGCGAATAATCCGCTCCAGATACTTTTGCGTACCCCATTTCTTCTGCTACTTGGGTATTGACCTTATCAATAGCCGAATTAGCAGCAGCAAACTTAGCCTTATACATACTGTCAATCCTACTTTCAGCGGCTTTTTTATCTGCTGCAGCTTGCTGCTCTTTGCGGATAGCTTCATAATCCGGAGCTTCTGGCATTTCGAAAGTTGGCATTTTATATGCTCTACCACCTCCGCTATGCTGTTTTGGTTGTGACCAAACTCTACCTTCTCCTTGACCATATGTAAGATAATGGTAGTCTGGTTGAAGCCCAGACGCGGCTACGTCTGGATACATCTCAAGGTATCTTTGTCCTTCTTCTGTTTGCGCCGGTCCTTTTATTGAACCTCCGCCGCCACCTTTTCCGCCCATTTTGACTACCTCTGTAGTTAAAAACTTATATGCTTGTGTTATGCGTAAGACCCCCCAGAGCCACCTTGACCTTGAGCGCTACCATCGCTACCTTGCGAGTTTCCGTCTGGACCGCCAAAACTACCGCCTCCACCAGAACCACCGCCACCAAGATCACCGAACACCCCATCATACTCGCCGTAAGGGTCGCTATCGTCAAGCAAGCTACCAAAAACACCGTTTACGTCAACTCCGTAAACCCCTGTTTGATCATCTCTTGCTCTACTTGACTTGCTGGTACCAAGGGCGTCCCCAATAACACCGTAGTCAAGAGAATCTTTAACTTCTGAGTATGTAGTATAACCTGTTACAGGATCAAACGTAGCCAAACCAGCCGCTATCGCAGCAGCCATAGCCATAGCTGTATTGGCGTCTACATTCTCCCCTTCATAACCACGGCCTTCACCAGTTCCACCACCTTCGGTATTATTCTGCTTCTTTATTGGCGTAGCCTTTCCACCAGCAGGTAAAGGCTTACCTGGCATTATATAAGATACTTGACCACCTCCACCACCTTTACCACCCATACATGCTCTCCGAAGTTAATTTACTCAAGTATCCGTCTACATACTTCTTACTCTTCGCATTATAGAACATTTTATCAACTTTGTCAAGTACTTTAAATCCTACACGCTTAATAAATTTTATTGCCAGCCTATTGTCAGCAGGCGTCAACCCTATAAGCGTTGTTAAGCAATCTCCGGTCTGTTCTGTTTTTAAATTAAAATGCTGCTCTGCTCCTTCTCTGGCTATCTGTACCGCTATAGGACCATGATAAATAGGATGTATACTAAAATGCACTTGGGCTGCAAGTCCTCTGAAATTATTTAACATAGTTTCAGCGGCTATTTTTCCCTTTTCTGCATCCCACATAACAAAACACGCGTTAGTCTTGTCCGCTAACATCTCTTCTACATCTCTAAGAGAAGGCTCTGCTACCTCTATCATCCTAGAACGTAACAACCCGCTCGTTTTCATGTCCTTCCAAAAATTAACTACCCTGTAGTCAGAAAAATCTTTTACATGAGAAAGGAAAAATCTATTAGCAGTAACCATGTTAGCACTCCTTATTAAGATAGTTCATAGGGTCATACTCATTCTCTTGTTCCATAACCCTTCTTAAAATGTCTAGAGCCTCTTCAACACTTCCGGCTCTTGACATGTCTTCTTTAGTACTCAACATCTCAGCCCCACCGCCAGCAAATGTAAGAGCAGTAGCGTCAGAGCTATTAGGAGAACCACCTATCATATCGGCAATCTTCTTTTTATCCATCAGTTTAATTCTATTTCCAGCATCAGACTTATCAAGAAACTGATTAGTAGACTCCTTTAACAACCGATCATCATCAGGAACAGACCCCCACGGCAACCAGTTCTTATACTCTAAATACATATATGCACGCTTATTAGAGCAAGATGGTTTAGGCGACTTACCATTGAACCATACTGGAATAACAACATGCTCCAATCCAAGCGCTCGTAGCCTAGTAATAACCCCCTCCCCCTGTCCCGCGTCTATATAAATATACTTAGGCTTGTCTTTCTGATACTCTGAGAATATAAAATCTGACTGATATATAGAAGTCTTGTTAGTTATCAACTGCGGCTTGAATAACCTTGGCCCCTGCCGTTTTACTAGCGCCGCAGGATCAGTTGTATAGCCTGGATCGTACCCATATATGAGTGGGTATTCTCGCATAGCACCATGAGATAATTTCCTCTCAAGTGCTAAATAATAATCTTCTGGCGTTATAAGAACATCCGAAGTCTTAGCAAAGAAGTTGCACTCCATCTCTCTATCATAAGACCCAGGCTCCTTCCTCTCCATCAGCATCCGCATCTGAGCTTGTTCTGCTTCTGTAAAAATACCAGTTTCAGAAGCCTTGAACATCATACTATTCCATTCAGGAAACTGCGGATCACTGCCGAGTTTGTAAAAGTCGAAGAACATATCAAGACCTTTAACAGTCCCAATAATAAGCGCCTTACCTTTACGATCCTGCATTGCTGGATATAGTACTTCATAAAACGCATACGACGCATTAGTCCAGGACGCCATCTCGTCCATAACTGAAGCATCGATATAAATACCACGTAACGCCTCAACGTTTTCTGACCCTACAAGGAAAAGCTGCGCACCGGTTGGTAAGTCTATCCTAAGTTCTGTTTCATTGAATCCTACGAGTTTACCAAAATTAGCAAGAAACGCTTTGAAGTAAGACCATACAACCCTCTTAGCCTGCTTCTGGTTGGGCGCTATATAATAACCGCGAAAGTCATTACCACCTTTAAACGCTTCTTTGATAAGCCAAATAGCTGCGGCTACTGTCTTACCAAAACGCCTATGACAAACAGCGGTAAGAAACCGATACCCCCAAAGACCTTGAAAAAGTTCTTCTTGGTGAACTCTAGCTTGAAAAGGAATTACAATTCGTTTCTTCTCTGTCATTGTAAAGTAACCTCTATAAGATTATCGTCCTTCTCATGCTGAAGCATCTTAGGTGAACGTGACTCTGCTAATGCTGCTGTTACTGAGTCACGCATTGTTATACTCTTAGGAGGTGCTTCAAAAGCAACCTGAATAAATGCTACATTACCTTGAGCCTGATTGTTGCTTGGCTCTTTTACATTATGATATGCTCCTAGCGTAAACTTAACCAAAGCAGCGGGCATCTTGTCTTTCAATCCGTTAGAAACATAGTGATCTTCTATCCTCGTAAGGGCGCGAATTACGTGATATACTGATTCTTCTGGATACTGTTGAGCGTTTTGTTCTTCACTATCCCACTTTTCAAGTACTCTTGTTATGTCTACAACTCGGTTGAACCCTATTGCGAGAGTTAAGCCCGGTACTGTTGGAGGGCTTTCCTCTTTTATCCTCATTTCAAAATACACATCAATTAATATTTTCAATAAATCAGGATCGTGCATTATTAAATTATTCATATAGAACCTCCTTTATAATATAATAGTACTATATCATTATTGTTGCGTAATGTCAACTACATGTGTAGTCAAAAATAAATTATAAAAAATTTTGGTTTAGTGTATGAGACTCTGTACACTAGAAAATTAGAATTATAAAAATATTTTGTTCTAGCGTATGAGACTCTGTACACTAGAAAATTTCTAAAAAAGTTTGTGATTGGATGTCACGTAATCTGGCAGCTTCGCGATTTTCCCCCACCCTTCGCTCACGACGCGAAAACGAGCCGCCTAAATTTTAACGCGACGCGCAACGCGCTACGCAACGCGCTACATACGACGCGAAAATGCTAGTGGACGGCTTGACTATATAATGGGTTGTTCGGCAACGAGCAGAATGCGTCCATTATATAATGGGCTGTTCAATCCAGGAAATGACTACATGTGTAGTTGAGCACAAGGTGTATGAGACTATGTACGCTGTGGCTAGAGGTGTACGAGATTATGTACGCTGAAGGTGTAGGGTGTACAGACTCTCATACGCTGTGACTGGAGGTGTACAGGATTATGTACGCTGAGGTTGTGAATAAAGAACGTTCACAGCGTATGAGAGTCTGTACACGAACATAAGTACATGATATTACTCGTTATCATGTTCGCAGAGGTCCACAAAGTACTCTAACTAACTGATATAATTGAAAATGTATGACATTCGTAACGTACTATAATTATTGAACATATAAGAATTGTGTTATGTGTGTTATGTTGACTATGATACTACGTG